GGGGGCGAGCCGGTATGCGACGACTGGTGTCCAGCGGCAACAGGGACCGGCTTGTACCCATCCTTGAAAGCACCGGTGATCCTGCGCAACGCCTCGGTCTCGCTGCAATTGATATCGCCGAGACAGTCATTCATCAGCGCCAGCATGGGGTCGCCACGGTCGGTCTCATCGCCGAACGAGAAGTTTCCGTTCTGATCGTAGAACTGCGCGCGGACGGCTTTCTGCCGAGCATTCTCGGCGCGGATGCCTTTCTGCTGGCCGCTTTCGGCGGCTGCTTTGTGCTGTGCCATGAAGGTGGGAACCGCAGTCTCCTGGGGCGGAGCAGCGGGAGCGGGATTGACGGGCAGCGCCTGGCCGCCGTCAGCGACTTTTTCTTTGGGCATAGTTTCCTCGGGGTTAACGGCGGCTGCCGCTGTGTGTGAAAATCTTTCTGGCGGACGATAGCACGCGGCTATGTCCATTGATTGAGCTGTGATTGAATCGATCAGTCCGAGACGAAGCGCCTCGGGGGCAGGAAACAAGTGGTCCTTCCCATCCTTTAGCCACGTGTCTATAGTCTCTCGCGACGGACCATCTTTGCGCTCATATGCTGACGCAATCGCATCAGCATACGTGTCAAGAACATCTGCTGTTTCCCTGAACTGCACCGCATTTCCTTGAGCGAATGACCACGGCGCATGGACCATCATCATTCCATTTGCCGCCATAGTCGTCACTGGGGCATTGGCGGCAATCGCCGACGCTATGGAATATGCTGATACATTTATGTCAGCAGACAGGCCGCCATCATGGCGATTCATCGCTGACAGGATTTTCATCCCGCCAGTCACAGATCCACCAAAGCTGTCGATGACAAGGCGCAGTTCTTTACCGCTGTTATTCTTTATACCTGAGACGATTTCGTCAGCGTCAACAGACTCGGTATCGTCCCACATACCGATGTCGCCATATATTTCGATCTCGGACGTTTTCCCTAAAGCCTTTACATTTACGGTCATGCTGATTCTTCCTCGGTATCACTGGCGGGAACTGCCGGCTCTTCCGGTTTCGGGCGAACTACGGGTGCCGGCTCTTCCGGCATTGCATCGTCTGCGTCCCGCTCGGCATCCACCTGTGAAGGCACGCGGCCAAGCTTGCGGATGATACCGGGGCGACTATCCCAGCCCTTGTCCTGATCTTTCTCGTAAGCGTCTCTGTCCTTTACCGGATCGATTACAGGCATTTGCGGCCCATCGATGCGGACGTTCATGATGGTTTTCTTATCGGCTCGCTTTAGGGCTCTGGCTGGCAACAATCCCTTCCTGATCATTGCCTCTAACGGCTGTTCGTACATCGCTGCCCGAGCGAAGTCAGAGACGAACTTGGACCTATCCATTTCGGTCTTGCGAAATGTGTCCACTACCTCTAGCCGCTGCGCTGCATATGACGAATCAAATACCTGCATGATCTGACTGAAACCGACGCGACAGCAAGCAGCCACATGCCTGACATCTTCGCGTACGAAGTCAACAGCATTCTGATTCGGGTGCTGGGGGTCATGGAAATTTACAGTCTCGCCAGGGGCAAGGCCGTCAATCATCTGTAGGTGTTCGAACCTCCACGAGCGCGAGGGCTCGATTTGTTTGTCTGTTTCTGGGTCTATCGGGAACGGTTCCATGTCGATCGCACGATTGACCGACATAAACAGATCCGCGCTCGCCCTGGCCGCAAGCCTATGGGACTGCTGAAATTCGCCAATATCAGCGATGCGAAAAATCACTCGAGCGAACAGGGTAACGCCTCGAGTCTGGGCCGGCCTGGACGTGCGCTTCAAATGCCACATATCCCTTGCGGGCACGCGGATTGTGTTTTTCCATCCGGCCAGGGCAACACCGTACTCATTCGGGTTGACATGATACGCAACAGGCATCCCCCATTCGTCCTTTTGAACGGACTGAATGATGGTAGCGCCGTCGTACAGACCTGTCCCGTCAAGCGGAAGCCAATCGTTTTCCAGGATCTGCACCCGATAGTCCAGATTGGAGTCGCCACGATTCATCATGACTCGGCGCACGAACGATTCGCCGTCAACGTCCCAGGTCTGCCATACCATTCGCTCCAGCTCTTGCCGGGTATACTCGCCTGTCACGTCGACGTTTTTGCTCCACTGCTCGTGCTCGTGGCGGATCGCGTCATTCAGCTCGGGGATGAGTTTGCCGGTTTTGTCCTTCACAAGTGGCTCATAGGTTAACCCTGAGCATAGGCCATTTGTGAGGCGGGCATCGATCACAGATCCAGCAATACTGGAATTGTCCGCTAGCTGTCTTGCCCAGCGGCGTAGCGTCGGACCTGATACCGATGATTCGACATCGGCCGGCTGACTTTGCGGCGGAGGCCTATGGTATGGGCTTGGACGCCCTGCCTCATACCTCGCTGTGATTTTTTCTGGTGCGCCCATTTGCCTTACCATCCTCGAAAAGCTGGGTTGTAAATCCCTCGGCGCACCTGCGAACGAAATCCGCCTTGCTGCTGTTTCAGCAGGTAGTCCCGTTGCTTGGTCAACGCATCAAGATCGTACTCGTGAGTCCTTCCATCCTGATCTGTGACGCGCGTCAAGCCATTGCTGAGGATTCCGTTAATCCTTTCAATCTCTGCTGAGTAATCTGCCATGGGCAACCATTCGGTTATTCCTAATAGTTGCCAATTCTATACGACTGTATGAATACTGTCACCGAATAATTCAAAACCGTATTGTGCGCGGAGACCTCGCGGGCGGGCGAGATTGTTCAACTGGCGTTCGGTTTGGTGCAGAAGCAACCTTCTTCGGTGCAATCTCGCGCGACACGTCCGGATTGGCTAAAAGGAATGCCGCCATTGCCATCTTTCGGCAATCGAGCGCCTCATTGCGTTTCTGTAGAAGAATCCACTCGCGGCTCGCGCGCCCGTGGACGTACCGGGTAACAAGCTTCTCGGCAGTCAGCTGCTGGAAATAGTCATCTGCGTAAGTGTCCGGGAAGTGGCAGAAACCAGGACCAGGCGCTGTGACCTTCAACCTCTTCATCACTGTGACCTTTGCCTCAAAGTCGCCAAGAAGCTCGGGGCGGTACTTTGACAGCTTTTGCCTTCGCAACCGCTTGCGTCGGTTGTGTTCCATTTCGATAAAAGGCTTTCCCTCCCCTGGGACACCTTTGAACCCGAACGCATGGCGATTACCAAGACGCTTCAGAAATGTCTCGACCCGCTTGCTCATGAACCCGTGATCGATCCCTATCGCCGACAACCGCATCTTCACACCAGACTCATGCACCCATGAATCCTCTAGATACGGCAACAACTGCTCCATCCAGTCTTCATCCTGCGATGGATCGCCCGGAATGATCTCGTAGGCAATCGACCATGACTCCTCCCTATTTGCTCCCCAGCCTACCACTTCCATCTCCCAGCGATTGCCCTGCGTATCTACTCCAGCAGTGAGACAGCGCACGTCCTGCGGGACCTCGGCGGCATACTCCTCCCTGCGATTGAACAGATCTTGATACCTAAGCTCTTCCCCTGGCTCCACCCATGCCTGACCCAGGACAGTATTCACGAATGTCTTATGGGTCTCAGGGTTGGCCCTGTCTCGAATGAATCTGGCCGCAAGCTTCGGCGGGGATGTGTTCGGCGACACCACATACCCTGCCCAAGTGGAAAACCCGACTCTGCCCTCGAACCCTGGGAGGAACTTGTACTTTCTGTCGATGTATTCCCAATGCTCCCCACGCCAGAAACACTCGCGCATCATTGAGTCATGGTGCTCCTGCTCTATCGAGCACCCGCAACTCGGGCAGACATACGTTGCGGTAGCCGGCTTTCCCTTCTGCCAGGACACCCAACTGATCGGGATCGGCTCTCCTCTGAGGATGATTTCGTGATTGGGCTCGTGGAACTGGCGAACATGCTCACCGCCGCAGTGCGGACACACCAGGAATGGGTACCCCACACTGGACTCTTCAAACAGTTTCACGATCAGCGAGATGTCCTTCTCGGTGGGCGTACTGCCGTTCGCTATCAGACTGTTCCAATGGTCCTGAACGCGGCTCGCAATCAACCCCATGACGTTTCCATCGACGCCAGTTGTTGCAGGGTAGCCGTCTATCTCATCGCACATTGCGACACGCGCGGTATATCGCCGGAATCCATCCGGACTATTGGACGCGCGCAATCTCAATGGACCTCCAGGGTATACTTTTAAGTCGATTGTGTTACCGCTAGACCCTTGCTTGGCAGAAGACACGACCTTTGCAAGCGCAGGGTTGGCATCGATTGTGGTCTGTACCTGCTCTTTGCTCCACTCCTCGGCATCCTTGTTTCGCGGCTGCACCATCAGTATCGGACTGGGGTCATGCTTTATGTAGTAGGCCATCGCCATCATAAGGATGGACGACCACCCAAAACGACTGGACTTGAGCAGGTTGATCTCTTCAATGTCCGGCTCGGAGAACGCATCGAGCACTGCCCGTTGCGGCTCCCTGGTCTCCCACTTGACGCTTCGACCGGAAGCCGTTATCAGGTAGCACTCTTCATCAGCGAATTGGCTCGCCGTCATCTCCTTCGGGGGCTCGAGCACTCCCATCAAGTCTGTCCAATGCCGATTCAACCGCGTCCGGTAGCCTTGCTGTAGACAGGCGCTTAAGAAGGTTTCTGTTTCCGTCGAGAATTGCATTGATCACGCCTTTATCCAGATTCGGGAATTTTCCCGCAATTTCCGCATGCTGTCCCAGAAGGCCAGCACGGATGATTGTGAAGCTCGCCTGAATGACCTCGGCGGCTAGGTCGAACGGCATCAGCTCGCCGCGCTCCTCGGCATATCGGTCGCGCTCCCGGTTGCCCTTGTACCAGGTAAGCCTATCGGCCGGACTCATCTCCTCGGGGTCAGCGGACTGTGGCTCCACGGTCCCAGTGAACCGCCACTTGGCGACCTCAAGCAGATCGAACAGCCAAGGTTTGCCAACTCCGCCACCCTTCTTGACTACAGGGCAATCTCTTCGAATCCACATATCCAGAGTTGGGGGCGATATGCCGAACCATGAACAAACCTCAGATTTGTTCGCCTGTCTGGCCAGGGGGATCTCCCCAGGTGGTGCCTTTCTCCCACTGCCTGTCGCAGCCATCACTACACTCCTATATTTCCAATTGGCTTTGCGCCTGCGCCGCATCTATCCGGTCGCAAGCGACATCGAAGTACCGCCTATCTATTTCAATCCCGATAAACCGGCGGCCAGTCTGCATTGCTGCAACTCCAGTTGTACCGCTCCCCATGTATGGGTCAAGCACAAGACCATCGTCAGGAACCCTTGCCATTTTCATGCACCATTTCATTAAGCCAACTGGTTTTTGTGTTGGGTGATCCCTTTTTGCAACGCCATTAAGACTAGCGTCATCCCTAAAATAAACGCCAATCCCGCCTTTCATCCATGCAATCTCTGCATCGCTCATGAACATACTGTGGGTGATGCGCTTCGCCCAAATCAACGTTGTTCCTACTGGTAAACGTTGAGCGAAATGATTGCTCCCGAATAGCACAACGCGAGGATATGACAGCCAAGGAGAAGGATCGAACGGCTTATCGTCTCTGTGAACTTTGTCCCATTTCTTCCCGCCGCGCTTATTAAAGCGTGTTCTGTCAGTGTCGCAATTCATCCCATAAGGCGGGTCACTGATCACGGCATCGGCCTCAAGTTCCACAAGCAACTCTTGGCAGTCGCCGTACCAGAGATCCGCGCGGCCTATCGTTACCTTTTCCATGCATGCCTCCTTTTTGTAAACTGGACTGGTCGGTCCAGTTTGTATAGTCGTAATAGCCATGCGAACTGGCCACGAATCGAGGTCCCAATTACCAGATCGGAAGAGCACA